CTTTCTTATGTACCAGAAAGTCGAAGGAATCGCAAATTTGGACCTTGACGCTATAGCAGGAGCAATGCAAAAGACATCATCAGATGTAATCAGAATTGAAGAGCACGCTAATGCTATAAAGATAGAACTTAAAAAAGATATGACAGACCTACGCAATAGCCAATGGTCTTTAGAATCTAAAGTAGATACTAAGTTACAATCAGTAGATACTAAACTTACTAACTATGATACAAAGTTAGATAGATTTGAAATAAAAGTAGAGAAAACTAAAGAGGATATAAACAAACGGATACAAGAATCATTAGACAATCCACTAGCAAACTAAGGAGATATTATGGGATATGGTAACAAACCTTATAAAAAAACTAAAGGTAATGGTAAAAAGAGAAAGTAATGGCACTCACTAAACGACAACTGTCTACTCTAGATAAACATAAGAAACATCACAGCAAGAAACATATGCAAGAGATGAAAAGACTTATGAACAAAGGTTTAAGTTTTACTGAAGCTCACAGAGTAGCTATGAAAAATGTAGGAGAATGACTGTGGACCAAGAACTTAATCGCATACAGTTGCAGTTAGATAGACATCAATCACAAATAGGTAAATTATTTAGTAAAATAGATGACACTAATAAATGTATTCTTAAAATAAATACTTCTTTAATGCAAATTAAATGGGGTGTCTATGGAGCATTACTTTATTATTTTGTAACACAAATAGGAATTATAGAAGCGGTGAGGTTAGCATTATGATAGCATTATTAACAAATGTAGCGCCAATAGCATTAGGTTTTGTAGCTAAATTGTTTGCACTTAAGAGTCAAGCAGCATCAGAAAACCAAAAGTTAATGATACAGAACTTGCAAGCACGCAATGATTCTATTAATCAAGCTAGAGATAGAGCAGACAAAGAGAGTCCAATGGCTGCACTTAACAGACGAGTTATTATATTTGTCATACTAGCATTAATTATATTTACACAAGTAGCACCTGTGTTCTTTAATGTGCCAACAGTAATACCTAATACTATAGAAGGATTTAGTTTTTTTGGTATTCAATTTACACCAGATGTAGTAGAGTACATACAAATACAAGCAGGCTCAGTTTTAAAGATGGATGAAATCTTTGGATGGGCTACAATGATTATTGAGTTTTACTTTGGAGCTCAACTAGCAAAAGGAAAGTAAATGACATACAGAGAATTAATAAATCAAGTATTAATAAGACTAAGAGAAGACACTATTACTTCAGATTGGTCAGGTGCTGTTAATGACAGTATTACTATATCGGCTTACCAAAAAGTTATTGGTTCTTTAGTTAATGATTCTAAAAGAAATGTAGAATCTTTCCACGACTGGATGGCTCTAAGAGAAACGGTAGATGTAGCTACAGTGTCTGGAACTAAAAACTATAATTTAAGTTCTGGTCAAGAGTTTCAAGTATTAGATGTTACTAATCAAAGTACCGGAGATAGTTTGTCTGCAGTAACAAAACATTATATGAATACTACAAAGTATCCAACAGAATCTAGTGGTCAACCAAACCATTATTGTTTTAATGGTATAGATACTTCTGGTAATTTAAAAGTAGATTTATCACCTGTGCCTACAGCAGCAGAAACAATATCTTTTGATATAGTCAAGTATCAAGATAGTTTAACACTAGCAGCAACAACACTTAAAATACCTGCTCAACCAGTAATACTTGGAGCTTGGGCTCGTGCTCTAGCAGAACGAGGAGAAGACGGTGGAACACAATCATCATTAGCTGCGGAAGAAGCAGCAGCTTCATTAAGACAAGCTATTATAATAGATGGTGGTCACAACAGATATGAACAAGACTGGTATGTTCTCTAATGGCTAAGCAACTCATATCACAACCATTACCAAACTTTGGTATTAACGGATTAAATACACAAAGCAATCCTAATTCATTAGACCCTTCTTACCTTACATCAGCAGACAATATAGTATTAAGGGAGTCAGGAAGAATATCTTTTCGTAAAGGATTAAAACAAAAAGTCGTACCTTCTGGTACATCTATTAATTCTATTGTAGAACACAATGACCAAGGTACTAATAAAATATTTGCTAGTCACGGTACTAGTATTTACACAATTGATTTTACAACTCCTAATGCTGCTTTTCCTAGTAGTGGTGCTGATGTTAAGCATACCGTGGGTAGTACAACAGGAGATTGGCAGTTTATAAACTTTAACGAAAGACTTACTTGTATACACACAGGAGTTGTACCTCAAAGATACGATGGCTCACAAAGTTCTGGCTCACGATGGGCAGCTTTTGATAATGCTACTAGACCTCCCAGTGTAACATCAGGTGAGTTTAAACCTAGCTGTGGCTCAGGAGCTTATGGTCGTATGTGGGTTGGTGGTGTTGAAGAAGAAAAAGATGTATTACATTATTCTGCTATATTAGATTCTGATGATTACACTTTATCTAGTGGTGGTGGTTCTATAGACCTAAAAAAAGTTTGGGACAAAGATGACATTATAGCTGTTGCTCCGTTTTACGGACAACTTGCAGTATTTGGTAAGAATAACATAGCTATATATGAAAGCCCTGACGTTATTGGGAGCATTAAACTTAATGAAGTAATTAGAGGAATAGGATGTATTGCTAGAGATAGCGTTCAAGCTATAGGCGATGACTTAGTATTTTTGTCTAACACAGGTCTTAGGTCATTAGCTCGTACATCAGAAAAAGACAAAGTACCTTTAACTGACATAAGTAAAAATATTAAAGACACACTAATAAGAAACATTGGTGCTAGTGATTTAACAGATGTTAAAAGTGTATATGTAGAAAATGAAGGTATATACATATTGTCATTTACAGATAAGAATATTAATTATGTGTTTGACTTTAAACATTTTACGCCTAATGGCGAGCCTCGAATAACTACTTGGACTTTTGACAACGATAGAGAGCCTGCAAGTATGTGTTATACAGAAACTTATGGGTATCTTACAGGACAAAAAGACGGGGGCATAGCAGGGTATGAAGGTTATTTTGATACGGATATGTCTTTTGCTAGTGGTTCAGTTGTGTTATCTAATAGCGGGATTACTGCTGATGTATCTAGCATATGGATACCTTTAAGCCAAGGAACTATAGCTTCTCTTCTTAAACGAATGATACTTGTTTTAGAAGGGGGTAGTGGTGCTACATTAGGTTTAAAATGGTACAAAGATTTTGGTGTAGTTTCTTCTGACACAACTCAAATTTCTTTAAGACCTGCTACTACAGGAACTACAGCTTTATGGGGTGCGTCTACTTCTTTATATGGTGCTTCTAAATATTCTCCTATATATGGATTACAAGAATATTCTACACCTCTAGCAGGCAGTGCTAAAACTTTAAAACTAAATATGTCTATAGTAAGTAATGGTTATAATGCGTCAATACAAGATTTATCAATTTTACATTTACAAGGGAAAATACGATGAGTAATTATACTTTAGCAGTCAATTGGTCAGGAAAAGATGCTCTCTCAGATAGTGATGCTGCGAAAGTAATATCTGGCTCTGATTTTAATACTGAATTTACAACAGTAAGAACAGCAGTTAATTCTAAAGCTGATTTAAACGGAGATTCTGGCGAAGATTTTGTTATGAATAATGGTACTGCTGCTACACAATCAGCAGGAAACAATACTACTAAAATAGCAACAACAGCTTTTGTTACAACAGCAGTAGCAGCTTTAGACCAAGCAGCCATTAATAATTTAGTTTATCCAGTAGGTTCTATATACACGACAATATTAAGTACCGCTCCTGCTACTCTTTTAGGAATGGGAACTTGGGCAGCATTTGGTGCAGGTAAAGTTCCAGTAGGTATTGACGCAAGTGATACAGACTTTGATACTGCTGAAGAAACAGGTGGTACAAAGACACATACTTTAACAACATCTGAGTTGCCTTCACACACGCATACTTTTAGTTTTACACAGTCACCAAGTACTGCTAGTGCAAATGCACAACAACAGCCTATATCAGCAGATGGTGGTAGTAACCCTTCTTACAATGTTATAGGAACTAAAACTACTGATGCTACAGGAAGTGGCTCGGCACATACAAATGTACAACCATATATCGTAGTGTATATGTACAAACGCACAGCATAGGAGAATAGAATGGCAGATGGACCAGTAGGATACACGCAACCCGGAGGAGGTTTTAAACCCACTCAAATTACTTCAGGAAATGGGGTAGCTGAAAAAACGGGAAATCTAAACTTAGGAGGATTGCTAAGTTCTCTTATAGGTGCAGGAGCTCGAGGAAATCTAGAAGATATTTATAGAGAGAATAGAGATTATCAAAAAGGTATTATGGACGAGGCTTATAAGCGTTCTTTACCTAAAGATGTCTTTGGTCCTGCAGGTCGAGTAACTTTTGATGAAGAGACTGAAGAAATGCTTATGGAGCTTGACCCTGAAATTCAATCAGTTATGGATGGATGGCTAAGAGCTGAGAGAAGAGCAGGTGAAGAGTTAAACGCTTACAATATGGATGAGCGTACTATTAATCAAATTAGTATGTTTGATAAAGCTAATGAGTTTAGAGACAGGCAAGATAGAAATCGTTTAGCCGAACAAAACCTTGCTAGGGGTGTTGGAGGAACACAAGAGTTTTATGCTAATATGTCTTTAGGGGAACAAGTTAATCAGCGTAGATTACAAGAAGCACTTAAGTCTAGAGAGATGGCAATGGGAGAAAGAAACCTTTTGTCTGCTGAACAACTAGCGTTTGGTAATGCTGCTATAGATGCACCAAGAACTTTAATGGCTCAAGCAGATTTGGCAAGAGCTATAGGTCAAGGCTCTCATACAGGAGTTAATGTTGAAGGTGTATCATTAGGTTCTTTAGCATTAGCAGATACTAAGGCAGGATTCTACAGTGGAATGTTAGGAGGTATGAATAACTATTCTTCTGGTGGTAGTTCTTCTGGTGGTAGTGGTATGTTTGGTGGTATAGTAAACGATTTTGCAAGTTCAATATTTACATAGGATAAATTATGGCAGAGAATGATACAATGTTTAGCAGTGTTTATGACGCAGCTACAGCAGATAACTTATCAATAAAAGATAACGCTACAAGAGCTGCTGCTGCAGGCAGGGGTATGGTAGGTGCTCAAGCCAACGCACTAGCAGGTGGTATGTTTGCTAAAGGTCTTGCTAAAATGGCAGGTCTAAAAACACCTGCTCAAAAGAAAGCAGAAATTATAACAGATGTTCTTAAAGGAACTCAGAATTTAAACAGGGATGACCCTGCAAGTTATAAAAAAATAGCACAAGCATTCTTACAGCGTGGTCTTCCCGGAGAAGCTCAGCAATTTTTAGACAAAGCTAGAGAAATTGAAGTTGAAAATAGAACTTATAAACTTAATCAAGGAACACTAGCAGTTCAACAAGGGACATTAACGCTTGCAGAAAAAACACAACAAGACGATTCTAACTTTATGTGGAAAGGTTTTGAAAATAGTAAGTATGAGTTTGAAACTAATATGTCGTTTAAAGAAAAACAACAAAGTTACCAAGCAGCTCAAGATAGTATCTTAAATAATTTGTCTGCTAGAAGAGTAAGTTTAGACGAAGCTATGGGACAGCTTTCAGAAAACGACCAGAAGTTTAGCCAGAGTCAGACTGCAGCAGATAACGCATTCAGAGATAAGACATATAATTTAGATGCTCTTAGAGCTAAAGCTAACATTGCACTAGGTTGGGCTGAGCACGGATTAGCTGCTGAACAGTACAAGTGGGGCAAGTATGTAGACATCAATGGTATGGCTATTGATAAGAAAAAGCTAGACTTTGAAGTGAAGACTCAAGCAATTATGAACAAACTAGCTAATGAAAACTTGAGTATAGACAAGGCTAAGTTATTGTTAAGCCAGAATGAATTAACTTTTGCTAAAGAAAGAAGTACTATTACAGACACTCAGTGGAATAAAAAATATTCTCTAGAAAAACTTGTTGCTGAAGCTGAAGTAAAGGCTAAAGAAGCAGACACAGCGATGCAACAACTTCAGAACGCGCAGTATCCTAAGAGTGTAGCTCTCGATAAACTCTTGACAGAGTCTCAAATTTCTAGTAACAATACAAAGATAGTAGACAATATTCTGTATGTTAAAGATGCAGACGGCAATAGCTATCATCCTGCTACTAAAGCCGATGGTTCCGTCTTACAAGACCACGAAGAAGCTAAAGAGTTTGGTATGACTGCCGAAGCAAAACGAATGGTAGACTTGGTATGGAAAGAATATGAAAAACTATACTACACTGGTGGCTCTTTATATGAGGATGCTAAATGGACAGTGCCGGAAGAACTACAATACTCTGAAGATAACCCTAACGGTTTAAAATCAGTACCTTCATTCCAAGACTTTGCTAAGATGTCTATAGAAAATGGTGGTCACGGCGGACAGAAGAATGTTGTTATGGCTCTTGAGTCAGCTTATGGCGGTGAAAATAGTTATGAAGCCCACTTGTTTTCAAAGGCTAAATTAAATAGAAAGGCAGATGAAATTGTTCTTGGAGATTCAACAGGCTCGTTTACTATGAAGTTTGATATTGGTAAGATATCAGAAGAACTGAGCTTACCTGCTGAACTACTAAGTGCAGTTAGAGTAGGCACAACAGAGAACCCTAATGCTGATAAAGATACTAATGCTCAAACAATAGCAGAACTACAGCATATGGTAGAGATAAGCACAGGAGATAATAAAGTTGGGTACACTGCAATGCTTACTGATTTTGTTAAAAGTCTAACTCCTGAAACTACTACAACAACAACTAATGAGACTGAAGTAAACGCGAACACGCAAGATTTAGTTCAAGAACAAGTAGTGGAAGAAGCTACTCCAGAAGCTCTTGAAAAAATCTCTGAGCAAAGAACTAATGCTGCTATTAAAGCGACTGGAATTACAGAAGGTTCTTGGCAAGTTAAGAATGGACCTATGAGAGCAGGGGATAATCCTCAGTCAGCAAAATATAAGATGGTTGATGGAGTCAGATACGAATGGAAAGCTAAAGACTCTGGACCTGTTACACTAGGAGCCGTAGCTTCAGACGCATATCAGTCCTTTGCTGATACTTTTAGCGGTGCGGACTCACTGATAGATTCTTTAAATCCTTACAATTAGGAAAATAAATGGCAATCACTGATGCAATGAAAGAGAAGTACGGTATTGGTATATCTTCTTCTCCTTCAAAACAATATACTACTACCGGTGTAAGAACCAACAGAACTAGAGATGATTTTCTTGATGGTCTTGGGTACAAGAGTGCAGAATCAAAAGCTAGACCGGAGTATGGTGAGACTACTCACGCGGACAGGCTGGCTTTTGCATCTCGTATGGGATTTAGCGACAGTTGGAGAGGTATCAAACAACTGCTAGGTTCTGATGAAGAAGAGATGAAGAAAGACCAAGCAAGATTAAACTCTTATCTACAGAACGAGGAGTATGGTGGTTCTATTATGGCTGCTTATACTGCAGGTTTATTCGGAGACCCAGTAGGTTGGTTCCTTCCCGGACTCAAGGCACGCAATGCTTACAAAGCTGCGAAAGCCGGAGCTATTGCAGGAGGTATCGCAGGAGCTACAGGCTATGTAGATGAAGAGAATGGTATGAGTCGTATGAATAATACTCTATTGGGTATAGGTGGAGGTAGTTTATTATCACCTGCATTCTATGGATTCCAAAAGACTATATTACCTGCTGCGAGAAACGGTTATGGTAATGCTCTTAAGGGTATCGAAGATAGTAAGATTATGGGTGACTTAAAAACAATAGCTTCAGGTCCAAAGGGAAGTCTTAGAAACAAAGCAGGTCAATACTTTGTAGAAAACTTTGGTCTTCCAGAGATGTATAAGACTGCTAAAGCAGACAGAAGACTGGATGCAAACAAATGGGCAGGAGATTTTAATGATGTGCTTGAAAGATTTTCAAAGCTAACTCCCGCACAAGATAGAGCACTATATAGATTTATGACTCCTAACTCTGGAGTTAAAATGAGTGAGGCAGAAGAAAGAATACTTACTGCTGACTTAAGAAAGCTAGGTAAAGAAGGTAGAGAAGTTGTAGATAAAATGGGTCAAGAGCTAGTAGACTTAGGTCTATTAGACCCTAAGATATACAAAGCAAACAAAGGTAACTACTTGTATCGTTCTTACGAGAAGACAGGAGACCCTCGCTACCATAAAAACATTATTAGAAATGAACAGAACTTAGGTGTTATAGCATCAGAGTTTGTGCGTAGAGGTAGAGATGTAACCTTTACTAGAGCAGACCTAAAGCCCGGTCAGACTATGGCTGAGCTATCAGCGCAAAAACAAAAAGAAGGGTTTAGATTAATCTCTTCTAATAAAAGAAAGTTAGTTCTTAACAAAGACTTTACTCCTGCTGAAAGAAAGCAGATGGGTGAGATTGTAAGTGGTACATTTGCTTTAGCTAAGACTGGTAAACTTATGTCTAACGATGTGTCTATGTTTAAGTTCTATGACAATGTAGCTAAGATGGGAAACAATGTTGCTATCAGTGCTAAGAATTGGAATCAAAGTTTAGCGTTAAGAGTAGGTAAGGAAGACTGGAAACAGATACCTATGGACAAAGCAAAGGTTGGTGGTAAAGATACTGGAGTACAGAAGTTCGGTAGGCTCGCAGGTCATTATGTTCCGCCAGAAGTATACCAAGATATAACTGTTGCTAGATTAGTAAAAGGATATAAGGATGGTGAGTATGGCGGATTAGCTAGGCTACACCATAAGATGTTACAGTATTGGAAGAGAACTAAAACATCTTTAAACCCTGTGGTACATATGAACAATGTTATGTCTAACTTTGTCTTGTATGATTTAGTTGATGCTAACTACAAACACCTAGCGTCTGCAGGTAGAGACTGGGTTAAGGCTTACAATCCTATTAAAGCTAAGAGAGTTAAGAGTGATGACTTCAGAGAAGCTGAAAAGCTAGGCGTGTTCAACGCTGATATGATGAAGCAAGAACTTACAGACTTTGAGTTTGATACCTATAAAAGATATATGAAAATAGGTAAGCAGGATGATGTTAAGCTACTAGAGAAAACTTGGGAAGAGACTAAGAAGTTTGCAGGTAAGACTCCACTAGATAAATTATATAGTGCAGAGGATAGCTTGTTTCGTTTAGGCTTATACAAAGATAAGAAGACTAAGATGCTTGCCGGAGGTGCAGAGTATGAAACTGCTACCCGTGAAGCTGCGAAGTTCGCACGCAAGTATATGTTAGACTATGAGATAGATGCACCGGCTGTCCAGTTAATGAGAGAATCGGCGATGCCTTTTATATCTTACACTTACAGAGCTGCTCCTATTCTATTTGAAACTGCTATTAAGAGACCGTGGAAGTTTGCTAAGTGGGGTCTAATCTTAAATGCTGCGAATGATTTAAACACAGACGATGTAGAATTTAGAACAGAGCGTAAGAGACAAGAGACTTTAAAGCAAGGCTTTGATGTTCTAGGTATACCGGGAGCTAACACATTAGTTAAGCTACCTAATGATAAGTATCTAGACATAGCGCGGTGGATTCCTGCGGGTGACATAATGCAAACAAAAGACCAAGGCTTTAACATACCTTTTATACCTACACCTTTACAACCATCAGGCGGTGCTATCGGTGGTATAGCTAAAGCAATTACCGGCTTTGATACATTTACTAAGCAGACTAAACCCGGAATAGATTCTGGTTCAGGAGTAGATGAGATAGGTGGTTTAAGAAGCGGTAGGTTAGGGATACTAGCACAAGAGTTCTTACCTATGTACAACCAAGGAGTGAACATATGGGACGCTTGGAGTGCTGGTGGTCAACAACATCCTACTAAAGATGACAGAACATTTAATGAAGCTCTGTTAGGTGGTATAGGTATTAAAGTAAAACAGTATGATGTAGACAAGGCTACACTCAGGGTCAACTATAAGTTTAAGAATAGAATAGATTCTTTAACATCTAAGATTAGACAGATGTCTGCAAACAAGAAAGGTGGTCGTATGAACTCTGAGAAATATAATAAAGAGATAGACAGACTAAAGAAAGAGCTAAAGAAAATTCAACTAGAAGCTAGGGAAGCATTAAAGAAGGTACAATAATATGGCAAAGACTACTACAGAAGCAGTAAGAAATAACGACCTAGTTAAGTTAGGTCAGGAATACTTTGATAAATATGAGAATGCTAGAGCATATCCTGCGAAAGCTATAGGTGCTTTCTTAGGAATAGATGTTGGAAGCCCACAGTCTAAGAGTGCACAAGACTGGATGAAGAATCTAATTCTAGAAAAGATAACAGAATCTGGTATGCTTACTGGTGATGTGAACTATCAAGACTATGACCCTAGAAACCCTACTAAGAGTTTCCCTTCTGAGTCTATGCCCTTCACACAGTATGGTCCCGGAAGTCCGCAGACTATGTATCAGAATACATTAGGTCGAGGTGAGTTTGAAGTTAACCCACAAGGTGGTGCAGTCAACTGGTCTCCGAGGAGTACACAATATGATTTCCCTGTTGGAGGGTTTAACGACATAATAAACAAAGGTGGTGTACTAGGGATGCTAAGCAACAAGATAGTTGGAGGACCTCCTAAACTTCAGCACTATGTACCAGATGTTAAGGTGTCTACTAAAGATATAAGGAAGGCTTACTCTACTGGTATGATGCAAGGAACTAAAGTTGCTAGAGATATATCAAACATAACCAATAAGAAAAAGAATCGTGACACTGGTGTCAAGAATAAAGACAAACCTGCTTCTAATCTTAAGGTAGCTAAAGCTGTAAGCTCTAGGCAACCATCCGCAAAAGCAGGTCGTTTAGATAATCCTTATGCTTAGTGTGTTACTGTTTCTGTAAAAGCCATTAGACAATCATCTATATGTAGATAACCTACTTCTTTGTCTATCCATTTGCTCCCTTTGAACTCTGTGTTCTGAGGGAGTTTTTTTATGTGCCATTTAAAATCATACCCTTCTTCCTCTCCCTCTAGATTAGCGGGGTCAAAGACATACACAGTGTGACTGCCTGCTTTCTCTGGCATAGATACTGCGTACCAAAATTCAAAGCCGTGTTCCTTTGCGAACTCTTTGTTCCAATCAAACTTCATCTTCTCAATGATAGTATCTGGGTAGTGTTTGTGTCTACATTTAATCTCTAACATAATACCATTCTTCTCATCAAAGGCATCATACCTAGAGAATTTATCGTCCATAGGTTTAAAGTTATATTTAAAACCATTGAGTGCTTTTATTATTTTAGACTCATTCATAGGATAATTTCCTGTAATATTAAAAAGGTGAGCTCCATATCTTTGATTCTCGAGGACTTCTCTATGTAAGCAAGGGGTAGGGTAGGGGCTATTTGCGCCAATCTGACCGCCAAAGCCTAGGATTCCTGACACCGGTGTCATCTTTTTTAGTGTGTTTTAGTTTCCAGTATAGCTTGGAAGTCCCATCCATACGGACGAGACCCCAAGTATTTTTAGGTGGTTTACTTTCCGCCACTCGTTATGTCTTTGTCGAGTAGTTTCCAGATGATGCCGGCTGCGATTATTCCTGCAAGTCCTGCGTTACCAAGTGTCCATACTATATCTAGTATCGAACCAATAACATTACCAGTTAGGAATGCTACCTTCTGACCAAAGATAATCTGTAGTACAATTGATAAGCTGATTAGTTTAATACCTACATCTATCGCACCATCAGCACCGTTCTTTATTTTCTCTAACATATTTTACTCCTTTATTTATTTGTAAAACAATTGGCTAAACAAGCCACCCCTTTCTAAGGGCATCTAACCACATAGCTATGTAGAGTAGACACCCCGTAGAAATCATTCCCGCCACAAAATAAACGGTGTACATAATTCCTTCTAATATTTTCATACTTCCCATCCTGTGCAATTTATACTGTTAGCAGGAGAACACTTTAACTGTTGCTGTTGCTCATCCATTTTGTCTTGTAGTGTAGTACAGCCTGACAAGTTAATAACAACTACTTGTAAAGCTATAATTAATAATATAGTATGTATCATTCTACATCCCTCTCTTCCTCAACGAGGTCTACAAGTTCACATACACTACCAGTACAGGCTAGTGTCTTAGTTCCTACTGTCATATCTGTAAGCTCATACTCACTAATCAAATCCCAGTCTACCGCTTTAGGCATCTTCTTAGCTAGAGCATCGTGTGTCTTCTTATCACACTCCTCATATGGTGCTTGCTGATATGTGTGGTCAGAGTGAGGTAGGAAACTTACACCTGATACTTCATCAAAGTGTTTGTATACCCACGCACCTACTTCCATCCACTCGTGTTCTCTCACGCTGACAGTAACACTAGGCTTGTGCTCACAGTAGTATCTTTGATACATAAGCCACAGCTCTAGTTGTTCGATAGCACTCCTCTCGTTCCTAGTTACTGCACCTTTAGGAGCTTTCATAGGGAAAGAGAATACCTTAACGCTGTTAGGTTTCATTACATCAGCTTCAGCAGGTATACCTTGGTCTTCCATAAGCTGAGCGATAGGGTCTTTAGCATCTGCTCTAACCCTACGGATATAGTAATCACTATGTCTAGTGTGTATACCACTAGCACTATCAACTAACTGACTGACTGTACCGCTAGGTTTAATAGCAGTAGTAGCAGTAGCTTGTTGAATACCTAAGAGCTCTGACCATTCTTTGTTAGTCTTTACAGATTCTTTTCTAAGCTCAGCTAAGAAGTCAGGTAAACTTTTCTTACCGTAGTATCCTCTACTGTCATCGTTACTGTTATTCATAAAAGAGTTATCCATAATACCGGTGAGTGATACACCTAGTAGGGCTTCCTCTTCTGTGTTGTGTACCCACTTAGGTCTCAATCTCTTGAGGTTAGTAAGTGATGCTTGGAATGTACCAAGTATGGTAGCCAGTCTAACCTTACGGAGTATATCCTTTTGAGTGTCTTCTGACCTTACCACAACCTCAGTTAGATTACAGAACTGTCCATCCCTAAGTATGATTTCACTACAAGGATTACAACCAAACTCGTGGTTAGTATCTCGTCTACCTATAGACTCTACCTGTTTAATTGCTGCTTCTCTATTAAAGATACCACGCTCACCAGACTTAGACTCATACAATGATGTCCACTCTTTCATAAAGATACCAATGTCTGGCTTCTCTGTATAACATACACTGTTGTTACTTAATGCCATCTCTGGTGTATCAGACCACCACTGACCAGACTTAGCATTACGCATACGCTCATCAGTAAGGTTAGATAAAGAGATGAGTGCAGACCTACGAACACCACCCACTACAACTACCTCTGCAATCTTACACATCATACGATGGCACTCATAGCTAGTTAGCTTACGACCACCTGCTTCTTTAAAGATGTTAGTAGCAAAGTTAAACAAGTCAAGCAAAGGCTCTGGTCCACTCGCTCTACCACCAAAGGTAGCTAGTCTAGAACCTTTAGGTCTGACCTTAGAGAAGTCCCACTTAGGCATCTCACCGTCATAAAGATAAGTAATAAGTTTACGGAATGCAGATTGCCATCCTTCTTTGCTATCTTGTACGACAATAACATCATCTATGTCTACCATATCTGTAGGGACTTCAGGTAGTTTATTAACTGATTGTCTCTCTACACTAAAGCCTACACCAGTACCGTGCATCAGAACGAATAGACATTCATCAAATGCTTTCGGGTGGTCTACGCTAAGGTAAGCACAGTTGTACCCTGCTATATTATTCTTAGCAAGAGCAGGACCTGCGGTCATAAGAGCTCTCATACTAGGCATAACTTCTAAGTTACATACTGCTTCCTCAAGTATCTTCCTAGTCTTAGGTACTAACTCTTGGTTTGTATTCTCTTTTAAATGTTGCTCCATAAAATCAAAGTATCGGGCAACGGTTTCTTTCCAAGTCTCTCTGCGTTTCTTCTCAGGTAGCCATCGTGCGTACCTGCTAAGTGCAATAAAGTTTTGGTAATCATTTGGTAATTGGTTCATTCATCCTCCATTGGGTCGATTTCAATGTTAAGCATCTTCTCTCCATTGTCATCTAAGTAAGTATTATATTTTAGTCTTCCGTTTCTGTGCATCTGAACAGCATCAGTTATACCTTTGTCATAGCATTTAGTACCGTGTCTCCATAATAAGAATGCTCCTATTATAATCAACGCTGACTGTAGCAATACAAAGTTCTCAGTTGGTATCGTCAACATCTTCAAACTCCTCTCGTTTATCTATCAGTTTATCCTCGAACTCGTGTAGTAAATCTTCTGTTGTTATATCTAATACTTCACAAAGAGTACAAGGGTCTAGTCCTACATTAACTATACGCTCTTTTAGTTCATTTAATGTTAGAGCCATACTGTCCTCCCTCGTGTTCTATCAGTTTCTTTAAGAACCATTGAGCTTTCTTGAGGTCTTCTAATCCATTCTTGTATCTCCATCTGCATATGTATTTCATAACAGATGCGGTTAGGTAATCCATATCTTGGTCAAGTATAAAATCTATGACTTCAATATTACCCTGCTTATAATGATTTGGATTTATGTTATCTTCGTCCATTTCTTAAGCTCCTTTATTTCTTTAGTTGAAAAAATTTTAATATCATACTTAACACACCACTGTCGATAAGTAATCTTATTACCCTTGGCTACCTTAGAGTCTGGTCGTGGCATCAAGAAGATTAAATCTTTACCTTCAAACTTTAGTTGTTCAGCTATTGATTTATACTTCTGTCTGTCACCACTACGGAAGAAGCCCTTAACCTCGATATGATACTTACCCTTAACAAAGTCTGGGGTGTAGTTCTTTCGTATCGTATAGGCTATCCTACAGGGCTCATACTTCCACTCTTTGCCTAGTGCTTCCGCACATTCCTTCTCTAACTTAGACCGAAACTTTGTTGCCATCTTTATCCACCTCTATAACATTAGGTAAGTTAACAACCTGCGTTAAGTAACGAGGTCCATTAGAGTATAGGAAAGTTCTAAGGTCTTCTCCCCAACAAGTATGCTTATAAGAACAGTAACTACATCCAGTATCCAGTTTCATATTACCAGACTTACCGTCAGCTACAACTTCATAGCATCTCTTTGGTGGTGTCTTAGACTTAACTATCTTCTTTATGTTCTTGATTCTTTCTGGAGCAGAGAAGAAGTTTAGCTTAGACCAGTACCATTGTGACTCGTCTTGCATATCATACTTAAGATATGTGAGGTGTCCATTAGTCTTATCCATAACTAGCCAACCAAACTTATCAGCTTCTTCTGCGTGAGCATAGCCTTTGATTTGGTCGACATATCCAAACGGGTCGTTGTCTATTAACGAGCCATCCTTAAACTTCTTAAATCCATAAGGTGATGATGACTTAACATCCGTCAACACACCATCAATCTTACAGTCCATAGAACCTTTGATACCATCTACCTCTACTCGCTTCTGTTCATCTGTCACATCGTGACCTGCAAGTTTAGTAAGAGCTAGTACCATCTCTTCAATCAAGTGACCATAGAGAAACTTGATTCTAGTATGAGGTAAAAGTTCTTCACCTTCATATCCATTATAAGAATACCACAACTGTCTATCCTTCTTACCTATGTTAGACATACGCAACTTGCGTCTATCAAACTTACTCTCTGTGATATTATTTCTTAGTATCATTTTGACATTCTCACCGAAGTCATTTATTACTTGTTCGACAGGCACACCTTCTGGAATATCCTTGGTGTCAATCATACGATATATGTCGCTTACTAGAGTATCTGTACTCATTGTACTTTCTCCTTGGTTAAATAAAATAAAACTTTCTGTATTGATTCTACTGTATCACCTAAGATACCTATAGACCTATTACACTTGTTACATAGTACACCCCTGAACTGCATATTCTGGTGGTCGTGGTCATAACAGAGTTTATCTTTGCTACCACACACTTCACACTTGTCACTGCTCGCCATTCTTTCTTGGTATTTTTCATAGGTTGTATTATATACTTTTTCTGCGTAGTGTTTTCTTCTTTTACGCAATATAGACTCGCCATTTTTAGCTCGCCAAGCATTCTCTCTTTTGTTCTCACACTTGTAGCATAAGTTTCTTCTGCCGTGAGTGTGTCTATCACATTTTACAAATAGATTTAATTCTTCCTCAGTGTTTGCAGTAAGATTACAATCTTTACAGGTTCTTAGTGCGTCTGTTGCCACGATTTACCTACCTTGTATTCACCGTCCAATGGACAGTTTAAGTTAAAAGATTTACCTGCTTTGACGATAGCTCCTACCGCTAGACCACCGAAGAAATCAGCTTGGTCATCTCTGACTTCACACTGAAACTCATCGTGCACATTCAATACAAACTTATAATCTATATTGTATTGTTTAGCATAGCTATCTAGTAATACCAACGCTTTCTTCATAACAACTGCACCTGCACTCTGTAGTAGAGTGTTGAGTGCTGAGTGTTCAGAGCGTATGTGTAGCTTTCTACCGTCTAGTCCTGTTACCCACCCCTTCTTACTGGAGTCCGCAACCTGACTACGCAAGTGTCTCAACGCAGGAGTATTATTAAGAAAGTTTTTCTTAAGTAAACGACCACGCTTTGCACCACCTCCCGCTACCTCACCTATCTTAGTATCTCCTGCTCCGTATAGGAACGCATAGATAAAAGTCTTGGCTTGGTCTCTGGTCTGTAGTCCTGCTGACTTCTGATTAGCACTGTGTATGTCACCGTTAAGTATCTCATTGGTGTATGCTTCATCGTTCATATAGTGGGCGAGCATTCTAAGCTCTAGTCCACTAGCGTCACAACCTACAAGACTGTATCCATTAGGGACAGTCCATAGTTCACGACAGTCAGCACCATATCCACCATCAAAACCCCACAAGATGCTACCATCTTTAGCGTGCTTAGTCGCAGGGACTTGAGCACAGTTAGGTTTAGAGTGTGTCATTCTACCAGTGACTGCACCGCAAGGGTTCACCCTACCGTGTACTCTACCAGTGTCTTCATTGATAGCTTCGACCCAACTCTTAACCATAGCTATACGCTTGGTCAGTGTCAAGTAATCCACAATCAATTGTGCTTCGGGTATCTTAACAGTCTTAAGTACCTTCTCATCTACTATAGGGTTTCCCTTCTCAGTAAATGATTTAGGTTTCCAACCGAAGTGCTGGAGGTACTTAGCTATCTGTTGTCGAGACCCAAGATTAAACTCAGGGTACTCGTAGTATCCCCACTTATCATCTTCGAAGTGTGCGCCCTTATCTAACTGAGCTTGATACCTCTTAGAGATACTACCATCCTTGTTGTGTGTCTTCTCTTTAGGATGTGGTAAGTCTACCCACACAGGCAGAGGTTTAAATCTTTCGTGCACCTCATCCTCTATGTCGAGTACCTTCTCCTTCATCTCAGCGAGCAGTTCATAAGCACGCTCCTCATTCAGTACCATACCGTTGTCGGTCTGCTCTCTGATTATGTCAGCAGTCTTATGTTCTATATCTACTGCAACATTGTTGACACCGGTGTCAAGAAAGTGGTGATACAAAGCCTTAGTTACCCGCACATCTTGTTGGCAATAAGTTAACATATCGTGGCTATACTCTTCCCAACCACCTTGATAGTCATCTTTGTAGTTACCTAGTCTTTCACCCCAAGACCTTAGACTATGTCCACCATCAAGGCTAGGGTTATGTAGTCTGCTAAGTACGAGAGTGTCCCGTAGATTAAAAGCCCAATCCATCCCAGTAAGCCTACGCAAAATAGGAACATCAAAATTAATAATGTTGTGT